AAGCTGTCAATGTTGAATTCGGTGGCATCCCACCACAAAAACTGGTTTGGAGTCAAAAAACACCGGTCTTTGAGCAAATTTGTGTTTTCCGGATGTCCAAAAATCAGCGGATCGGACACTGACCATAACACTACGCCTGGTTTGTTCTCTGTCCAGCAAAGATGCTGAAAGAAACTGTCTACACCCACCCATGTTCGACATTCCTGAATCAGGCTGCGGAGTTCGGCAATAGGCAGATTACATCTGAAATCATCAACCAATTGCCTTTCGCCGGTCACGCCAATCTGAACAATGGGCTCATCAATCATGGCAATCAATTCTTGCCAATATGGAAAGTTCTTAGGGTTTTCCTTACCTGACAACAAAGCTTTGGAAAATGGATGGATGATGATCACAGGTACATCCTTTCAAAAGCCTTTTCTAAGCTTTCTGTCCACTTCCATTGATCCATCTTTTTATAGATGTTCCATTGCTCAATGTCACCATACAAAGACATGGCGGTGGCAATTGACTCGCCTTGGATGACATCCGGATAGCAAGTAAACACCCGTGCATTTTTTATCTTGGGCAAAACTTTACTGAACACAATGTGGTCACCCAAACCGCAATTCAGCACAACAATCGTGCCGTTTGCCATAGCAAGGTAATTCTTGAATATCTGGTTGTCATGGTCATACAGTGACGGGTCTTTTTCTGTCCGGATGCCGCCATGTGCGTCTTTCAAATGCCATGAGATTGCATTGGGCACGACAAACAGCTTGTACCCTTTTTGGTGCAATCCATAGGTAAATATGGTTTCTTCTCGAAATCCAACTCTGGACAAGCCAAGGTTGTAGTCATGTACGCCAGCACGATAAAGAAACGATTGGTAAAGATGTTCGACCTGTTTCTTTTCTTTGATCAAGCCCCATTGAATGTTTGGTTCCCGATCAATGTTTTCAATCAAACCGGTTGAATTGAAATATTCCAACGGTTGCGGTGGATTCATGATTGTCCCGCCTATAGCGCCGACATCATGAGTAAAGTATCTGCAAAGAGTTTCAAGAACATTAGGTTCAGGTACAGCGTCATCATCAACACGCCACACAAACTCATAACCCATTGTGTTTGCCATCTGATGGATATGATGCTGCCCTTTTTTGTGAGCAAACAACCACTCCCACTGAATGCCTTTGCTGTCCAGCACATAAAAAAGGTTTTGATACAGCCCTTCTTCCCGCATGTCCTTGGGCTCATCATTGTCATCAAAGATGATCAGCTTGTCAGGCAATCTAGTCTGATTCATGATTGCCGTAATAACCAAAGGAAGGGTGGTGAAGTATCTGCCTCTGGTGGCAATGGAGCAAAGTACCTTACTCATTGTCCCACCGGCAAATCATCAAGTTGCAAGGATTGCTTTGCGTAATGCGCTCAGGCGTATTTGAAATTGCTCCAGCTTCATTAATGTAATGAAACTTGAAGCCAGGAAAATGGTTTTCATTCAATCCATGCAGCTTGTGATGAGGCCCCCAAAAGCCAAATGGTTCGTTCATGGGCACGGTAATCAACAACCGTTTGCAATGTTGCTTAAGTCTTTCAACAACTTCAAGTCCATTGTCCAGATGCTCAATGACTTCAAAAGCCACAATGGTGTCGTACTGTTCCAAACAAAACTTGTTGATGTCTGCATTAACAAAATTGGCGTTGTAACCCCAATCTTGTTCTTTTGCCACATCGATGATTATTGGATCGTAGTCCAAGCCCGTGTAATCAATGTCTTTTGAAAAGAATTGAATGCCATATCCGCTTGAACAACCTATTTCCAAAACTTTTGTGCCTAATAGGTTTTGGCTTGCGTACTGGTATCTTGTAACTTCCCTTGGAAAGACTTGATCGCCTTTTAAGAATACAGCTCGTTCCCAGTGATTTGACAAACGCCACCGATACCAATCGTAGTTGTATTTTTTGGCAAGCTTGAGTGAGTTTCGGAGAAATATGTTGTCCCAGCCTTGAACCAAATCTGGGTCATGCATTGTGCCTTCACCCTTGTGGTAGATCGGAAAGCCTCCAACATATTGGAAGCCTTCCCAAGTCTTGTTCAGCACTTCAATAACTTCAAACCCTGCTTTTTCAGCTTCAATGCAAAACTCAGTGTCTTCTCCACCACCAACGCCGTACTCTTCGTTTAGCAAACCAATCTTGTCAAATACTTTGCGGTGAATCATCACGCAAAAGAAAACAGCAAAGTCTCTTCCTGCTGGTTCTGACATTCCTTTGATGATGCAAGAGATGCCGCACTTAGGATTGTTGAATGGCTGGTCAAAAAGATCAACCCAGTAATTCTTTACTTGATCAAGCAAGACAGTGTCGTTGTTGAGCAAAATAATCTTGTCGGCAGTGCAAAGGTTAATGCCGATGTTTGTGGCCTTGGAATATCCAAGCGGATCAGCATCCCATGCAATTACCAAATGTGGAATTGCTGTTTTTAAATATTCAAGGTATTTGAATGTGTTATCTGTGCATCCATTAGCTGACACAATTAACTCTACGTCAGTCATGTCAGTGTATTTAATAATGGAGTCTATGCATGGCTTTAAATACTTTTCACAATTGTTGTATGTGGGTATAACAATACTATATTTCATGCTTTTCAATCCTATGTTAATTTTAATTTATTTGATCAATTTGATCCGCTGGTTCTGGTGTGTTGCCCTCTGCAATCCATGCAAGATAGGCTTGGTAGTCGGTGTTGTCTATGGCAAATGGAATATAAAGTGGATTTTGTCCATCTATTGTTTTTTCAACACAACAAGGTTGATTGCTAAGAATTGAATTTATTAATTTATACATTTTATAACTCCGCTATAACAATTAACTGTCCTGCTGTACTGTTTGCACCAATAAGCAAACCTGGTTGATTTGCAGATAATCCAGTTGTAGTAATAGTAACTCCAACAATTTTAGTTGTGGTTTGATCTTGTCCCAAAGCAGTAGGGGTATGGCTTGTGTTTCCATTAGTTCTAAGATCAAAAGCACTTAAAGCTCCTGCATAAGTAAATGCTGGCGCGGCTCTCATAGGTACGTTTAATATCATTGGCAAAAATCCTACCGTAGTTGATACAACTACCACAGTTCCACCAAAATAACCATACGCAGTTTCGCCTCCCCAATATTGATAATACCTCTGACACAACTGCAACTCAGTCCCATACGGCCTGTAATCAAAGCTCGTTGCTGTTGAGCCAGCCTCCAATTGAATGCCTGTGATGTACACATTGTCATCTGCACCAGCCGTACCTGTGGGTGTATAGCCAATTCCCAATCCCATAGACAAAGCACCTGCTTGAATAGCACTACTTGTAAACGTGTATTTAGTGAATGTGGTTGTAATTGCTTGCGTGGTGTTTATAGCCGCTTGATTTCCTGTGTATCCAGTACAAGGCCCAGCACTAAAAGTAGTCGCAGATTGGTCTGCCGTAGTTCCCGTAGACAATATAATGCTTAAACTGCCGCCGCTGTAATTTGCACCAGCTTTTGCCCAAAAAGATACAGTAACCGTTTGCCCCACCAAATCAAGCATATTCCATGATTCAACACACTGACACAAAAATTGTTGCGCAGTTGCAGTGTTACTTGCCGCTCTGCCAAATTGTTGTGAATACAAAAATCCAGAGGGAACTGAAGTACTTCTAATTATTTGAGCCTGTGCGGTAGCCGAAGTAGTAAAAGCAAAAAACCTGTCAGACCCATAAGTTATGTTGTTGTTGATTGAGCTAAATGTAGTTCCACGTTGCCATATACCAGCCGCACCATTGATGATTCGGTTTTTGAAACCAAATGTGTTTGGCGTGTTGACGTTTGTAAATACACCTGTTGATGGAGTTGTTGCACCCACGCTACCATTAAGAGAGCCAGCAAATCCTGGAGCTGTTAAAACACCAGTAGATGGCAAAAATGATACAGCCGAAGTTGTTGAAACAGTAGGTGTCTGATTAGATCCAGCCGCAGCTACACCAACAATATATTGAGCAGTTGCAGCAGTGCTTGCTGTTGCATTGATTGCAGTGCCTGGCCCAGCAGCGCCAGAAAATCCTGACAACCCAGAACCTGAATATCCACTAATGCCTGAATAACCACTGTATCCAGAAGTACCTGTAGATCCATTAGATCCTGAATACCCTGAAAAACCAGAGATGCCACTAAACCCAGAAGTGCCGTTTGTTCCATTGCTTCCGGAATATCCGGAATATCCTGATACACCAGAGCCAGAATAACCACTTCTACCGGAATAGCCACTGTATCCGCTGATACCGGAATAGCCGCTAATACCTGAGCCTGAATATCCTGAAATGCCTGAATAACCAGAATAACCGCTATAACCAGAAAGACCAATACCAATAGATCCATTAGTTCCTGAATAACCGCTAAAACCGGAAACACCAGATCCAGAGTAACCACTGATTCCAGAATATCCACTGTAGCCACTGATTCCAGAACCAGAGTAACCACTAATGCCGCTGTAACCTGAAAAACCAGAATAACCTGATGTACCCACAGCACCGGAATATCCGGAAATGCCGCTATAGCCTGAATAGCCGCTTTTGCCACTGTATCCAGATTGGGTGTACATGACTTGTGCGGCGGTGAAAATTACACTTGGTGTTCTGGGGTAATTTCCGCTTGCCGCCAATGTTTCAATTTGAACTGATGTATTTGCTGTTTGCCAATAAACTTCAATGTAGTCAGTCGCACTCAATGACAAAACAAAATTTACCGTCAATATTTCTGACGAAAATGCGCTTCCTTGTTTGTCAGGAACATCGTAATGCGAATTTGTATCTGCTAAATTTGTGCCATTCTTTTTTAGCCAAATTTGTGTGTTGCCGTTTGCTGTGCTTGTGTTTGTAAATTGAATTGAAAAAGTTAAGCTATAAACACCAGTATTTGCAAAAGTAACACGGCTACTTGAAGCAACTGAAACGCCACTATTTCCAGCGTCTGCACTGTTCATAGTAATTGGATATGCAGTATTTATTGCGGCGGCAGTTTGTGTTGTAGTGTCCCAAAAAGAACCCCAAAAACCTTGTGTGCCGCCAGCACCTACAGCGCCGGAATATCCACTGTATCCCGATATACCTGAGAAGCCTGAAATGCCACTGTAGCCACTGATTCCCGAATATCCGCTAGTTCCTGAATAACCAGAAATGCCAGACGCACCTGAGTACCCGCTGATGCCGGAATAGCCTGATGTACCTGAATATCCGCTGATGCCCGAGTATCCAGATGTGCCTGAATAACCAGATGTTCCAGAGTAACCTGAAATTCCAGAATAGCCAGAAATTCCAGAAAACCCTGAAATGCCGCTTGCACCTGAAAAACCGCTAACACCAGACCCTGAGTATCCAGATACGCCAGAACCAGAATATCCGCTTTGACCACTGTACCCACTGATGCCAGAGTATCCGGAAAGGCCAGAATAACCGCTTAAACCAGAATATCCTGATGTGCCAATGCCAGAGTAGCCGCTAATGCCTGAAAAGCCGCTACGACCGCTGTAACCGCTTGCTCCAGAGTATCCAGAAATGCCACTTGCGCCGCTGTAACCCGATAAACCTGAATATCCAGACAAACCACTATAACCAGATGTGCCAACTTGACCAAATAAACCTGGCGTTGACCAAACAAGCGCATCAGTGCTTCTTGAGTTGACAAGCGCAATTGATACCCAAATTTGGCTGGGATATGTAACTGATGCCGGTGGCTGTGATGTCCAGCCGGTCGGCGCAGTTCCTGAGTTTGTCGTGAAGCTCCATGAACCGCCGGTCGGAGTTGCTGGTGCGGTTGTAGCTACCTGAAAAATAAACCATTCAAAGTATGAACCACCAAAGGTTGTAGCACTGCCGTACAGACCGGCAGATTCAGAACCAGGGGTTGCCACAGCAGAACCATTGGGACTCTTGCCATACAAGCCAGGCGTTTCAGCACCAGGCTGGGCAATGAGTGCGCCTGTGCCACTGTCTCCATAGAGGCCACCTGTTGCCATGTTTTACCTCACTTAAAGCTGTATCTTGGGCTGCGGGGCTGGAACTCAGATGTCAAATGCTGATCTCCACCACGCCACTTGTCTTTGAAGTTTTGATCTTCAATCTTGCCGTAGGCATCTTCAAAGCGTCCATCCCATTTAGCAGCTTCTTCATTGTTTTTGTTTTTGTCATAGTAAGACCACAATGTGCCGTACATGTAGCCTTCCGGAAAAGATGCCAAGGCCGCATTGTTTTGAACAATAGGGTTAAGTGCATCAGTTGTTGGGCTAAACAAAAATGGAAATGTGCGCTGGTAGTACGCTTTAATGGTGACGTTAGCGCCAGGCATTGGCGTAAACACATAATTTGGGCCAACCTCACTGAATGATGCCCGAATAACTCGAGGCACACCAAAGGGTCTGACATACAGTTGGTCGATCATGCGGCGGCGAATGATTTCTCTGTCGCCCACACGGTCGTAAATGATCCACGGGCCGTAGGATGAAGGACTTCCTCCGCTTGGTGCTGGTGTTTCTTGAAAAAACAAAATAGGCCAATTCATGTCTGCCGGAATTGGAGCCATACCATTTGCATCTGTGACCAAAGTGGTAGGACTTGCACTGTCATAGGGATTGGTACGAAGACCAGGCAACTCAATTACACGCATTTTGAGTTCAGCCAATTGGATACAGGCTTGAATCTCCAAAGATGACTGTGTCGGCATTTTGAGAATAGTTGCCGCAGGGTAAGTGACCGCAGACCAAACTGCTTCAGGGTCGCTGACAGTAATTGTGGTGCTGGTTGTGCCTAATACTGCGGTGTAGTTTTTGATGCCATTGGAAATAAAGTCGCCTTCAAACACCAAAGCCCGAGGATCTGCCGAAACAGTAATGATGCCGGTGCTGGAAGCGTAGGAAGTAGCCGTAATCGTCAAAGGTGATGGTATTGCCCCTACCCACTGTGCAATGCGGCTTACAAGCGCATTAGCTGATTGAATAAATAGGGACATGGACTACCTCACTTGGTCGGAATAGCTGGATTGTATGGCAGAGGAATCTTTCCGCTTGGGTGGCAAACAAAATCAGAATAGTATTCATTGACAATAGCATAAAACAAGATTTTGTCTTCTTTTTCTTGCTTAATCAAATCCCAAGGACGGTTGTTAAACCACTTTGATGCGATTTCATGAGCAAAGCATTTGGGAAGCTGCATTGCATGAAACGTACCGGCAAACAGCGGGTTGTCTGTTCCATGAATTTTGTGAAACTCCCTGCGCTCTTTGCAGAATTGTTTAACTTCTTCAACATTCTTTTGATCGTACTGAACATACCGGTGACCATTAACAGCGCCAACCTTGTAATCCAGATTTTTGGTTTTAAATGTTTGTGACCAAGTACCAGACTTGACCTCATTGTAAAGTTTATCGTTTTGACGAAAAACCCCATCTACTCCAGCTTCAAGGTTTCCCTTGGTGAAGTATTCTTCATTGATTTGTGGTGTGTTATCTAATTCCATGCAATTTACTTTACAAAAGAAGCTCCCGAAGGAGCCTCTTATGCAAGTCCTTAGTCTTTTGGCAACAATTGAATTGTGTAACCTTCAAGGATCATGTGATCTGTTGCTGTAGCAGTATCACCAGTGATGGTGATTGATTTGTCAACAGATGTATCGATTGCGGTATACACAGAAGCGCCGGTAGCAGCACCACCAATCAATTGGCTGGTTTGCACACCCAATACGCCACGGTTACGGATGGAGTTCATAGAACTGCCGCCAGTAGAAGTGGTGTATGCGGATGTAGAACCAACAGAAGTACCGCCAAGGTAAACAGTACCAGTTTTTGTACCAGCAGAATTGTTGCAAGCCCAGTTGGCAGTAACAACGATTTGACCGTTGTTGCCAATAGAACCAGCAGGAACAGTTACGTTCACCAAAGTTGTTTCAGTAGTTGAGCCAGTGAAAGAACTGTTAGAACCAGTAACCGCAGTCAAAGTTCCAGAAGGAATGACAGGGGTAAAAGCAACAGAACCAACGCCGTTTGCAACGCCATATTTGCCAGCGTAAACAACACCAACTGTAGTGCTTGAAAACACAGTGTAGTAAATACCACCGGTTGAGTCGCCAGACACAGCAGAAGCTGGGAAATAGACAAAAGCGGCAGCATAAGTTGTTGGCAATGCAGTACCCAAAGTTACAGTGCCGCTAGTGGCAATAGTGCCAGTATTAGCAACGATAACAGGAATACCACTTTCACCCAAAACGCGAGGAAAGAACTGAGTTACTGCATTGACATCGATAACACCAGTAACCGAACCAGTATTTACATCAGTTGCAAATGCCGTGTTGTACGGCTTGAAATTTAGAGAGGCCATGATTGTTCCTTTAAAAGAGATTCAAAAAAGGGAGTGGTTAGCTCCCTTTGAGGTTAAGCCAAATAACGCTTGACTTGTGTTGCGGCACGGGCGGTTGTTACAACAGCACCAGTGGTCATAGCCGCCAAAACAGCCACACCAGCAGGGTTGCGAACAATCAATGTACCTTCCATGATGTACTGGTCCAAAGAAGCATCAGCATTGCTAAACACTTCATTGTTTGGACCCAGTTCACGCAAAGAACCCCATTGAATAACATCAGGATTCAAGAACAGAATCGAGGTGTTGTCTGAACCAGTCTGATCCATGATCCAAGAATCATCAATCTGATAGGTGTAGTTAAAGTCACCTTCGTAAGTACCAATCGTGTCGCCCTTGTCAGCAGGGTTAAAACGGTTGATAGAACGGCTCTGAGGGATGTTGTCAGAGATGGTGGTACGCAACGAGGTTGGGACAACCATGTTGGTGATCTTGGCATTAAAACGCTGTTCAGCGGTAGTGACCAACTGCTTGTACAGCACGGGGCTGAAAGCTTGCAGGGTGACACCAGTGCTGAAAGTGAAGTAGCCAAGGCCAGCATT